ACCAATTATCTTAAGGTAACGTGTTTTCTATTAGGTGTTTTTTTGCCGCTTGTATTGCCGTTAACCCGTCATATTCTGGGCCTAGATTTGAAAAGCTAAAGTCTTCCATAAACTCTACTGTATTTCTCAACTTGTAAGGCTCCAGGTTTGCTTCTTTCGCTTCCTGGTTGATCCAGTAAAACACTTCATAGGATAAGAACGTAACGGCTGAGTTAATCAGCTGCGGCTCCTGGTCCGTGTGTTTGTAATTAATTTCGTATGAATTACCGCTATCCTTTCGAATTTCGGCACGGGTAATTAAGATTACTGCGTCCGTATGGGTTGCACCCTGCGGATCCGTAAATGTCTTTTGAAATGTTGTCATTTTGATTTTTCCTTATTATCTTGGTTGCCCGTGTGTGTGTGTGTAACTAGCTGATTTTGATTTAACCTGGGTTCCACTTGTTACCTTACAAGTTACAGTCCCTCTTTTCTCTCCTGTTGTCGCTACTGATTCAACAACTACGCTGCGGCCCGTTGTGCTTGTGCTAAATGTTGCTAACCCGGTTTTTGTCCATGAATAGGTATAAGATCCAGTCCCACCAGAAGCCGTAACCGTAAAGCCGCTGGTGTTGCGGCAATTGGTAGTAGTACACATTCTATTCGTGTTTGCTGTGATACTTACTGATAGCGGTAGAAAGTCTTTGCCCCTTAAATGGCTCATTGATATAGATCCCGACGCTCTACCTGCCAGGCTTCTTATATCGGTATCATGTAAAGAACAAGTGGAACCACTGGCCCCCAAAACTTCTACGTGGATCTGGTTCATTGTTATAGATCCCGTACTAGGTAATCCTGCCATTTTCCAACCTCTCTACTCTGCTGGTTAGTTGTCTTTTTTCCCTGTTAAGCTCTTTTATTCCTTCAATTAAAAGTGCTACCAGGTTGCCGTAAGCTACTGAATAATGCCCTTGTAAATCCTTTTTAGTTGGGCCGCCTGTAACCGCTTCTGGTAAGACTTTTAAGACTTCCTGGGCGATTACTCCAACGTGTCGATCTGTTGGATTGTGTAGTGCTGGGGCTTCGTCTGGATCCGGCGTGGTGTCGGTTCTGTCGTAGGTGTAACCATTTAAACGGTCTATTTTACCCAGGGCATTAACCAGGCGCTTTAAGTTCTTTTTAACTCGAATATCTGAATAGGCCGTAACGTTGCCACTGGTCCATATATTCGTGCCCAGGGCAGCTTTAGGGGAACCGTTCTGGCACCAGACCATTTGGTGCCCACCTGCCATCGAGCCACCAGTGCCATTGTTAGTGTGTTTGTACGCTAGACCGTAAAGATTACCGAAGTTAGCACCAGTTGCGCTGATAGCGTAAGCAGTCCCCATAGACCAAATATGCCCTGTCTTATAGGAATTATATAGGCCGTACATTCCTGCCTGCCTGTAACTAGTACTGATTATACTGATCTTGCCCGTACTTGGCTGATATTGGACACCGCGACTCGATGTGTTATACACCGTATCTCCCGATGACCAAAGCATAGGGAATACCCCAGTTGATGTGCTTGTGTTCACATCCACTTTATCCGCCCATGTAGCTGTTGCAGCATTGCCTGTAACACTTATACCCCAAGTCCCACTTACACCTGCACCATCCGTTGTAGCTAGTTGCTTCCAAGCAGACCAAGAACTGTTGTTACGCTGCCTTATGTGTATTTCGTTTTGGTGGAAATCGTGAAAGCTTTGCACCCCGTATGAAGCAGCATCCCACATTTTTGTTGTAAGCAGACCATCATTTGCACCACTAGGTTCACCTGTGCCTGCGGATACGTCTAAAGCTTTCACTGAGTTGTATAAGATAGCATCAGGTGAAGATATACGGGAACTTAAACTACCTAAACCGTAACCATTAAGTGCCGTTGTAGTAACATACTCACTATGTGTATGCGAGTTCTTGGTTGAGCCTTGATTCAATATATACGGTGCTAAAGATGCAGGAGTATAATAACGTAAATAAGAATCTTGAGAACAGTAAATGCGTGCAGGTGTGCCACTAGCCACTCCAGACGTAGTATTGATCCAACCTGCCTGTATGTAACCACTACCGTCTGTTCTAACTACTCTATTGGCAAGATTGTTTCTGCCTGTATGTAAGGATAATCCCCCTAATTTGTTGGCATTATCAATCGTAGTAGGTTTGTTTATTATGTCCGTGTTCCAGTCGTGTTGGTGGGCTGCGACTACTGCGCTGGCTGGCTCGTCGGCAATAAACGAAGTCATAGAACTATTAACCGAAGAATTTAAGTTAATTTGGCCCACGGTCTTAGTTACCACGGCCCGGACCTGGTAGTATTTGCCGTCTACGGTGCCCACTGGTTCCGTAACATTTAAACCTATGCTTTGGGTTGCTAAGTAGTAATTTGTATAACCTGGCTCGCCGCCAAAGTCTTGATAATCATTTGAAATGGATCCGGTAATTGTTTTTAGCGTTCCTTCTGGTTCCCACTGGCCCCAGGTAGAATTATTTGTGCTGGTTCTAATGTAAAACTGTACCGTTATTTTTGGAATTTGGGTTGATTGGGTGCTGCCGTTATTCCAGTCTATACTTGCGGATCCCTGTAGCCGTAAAGTCATAACTTTACCACCGGAAAAAATAGATTCGTGGGTTATTTGAAAGTCGCCAGTTATTTTGGCCCCTACCCCGTCCGATATAGTCCCGCCAGTTGGTGCGCTTGGCTCTAATAAGCCTAGTCTTGCTCTCATGCTGGAAACTCCAGCAGCCGTTAAAAAGTAAGCGTCGCTTACGATATTGTTAGCCAGGCGACCATTAAAAAATACTTCTACGTCGCTGCCGCCGTCTTTGGTAGTGGTACCAAAAATAAGCGAGTTATTATTATTGTAAACTGCCAGGGGTACATCGGAATTACTAAGCACTACCCGCTTGCCACTTGTTGCCGTTCGTACAGTGGATCCAGTCAAGATCCCGCCTTCTAGTTCGCCAACATTTGCGCTTATTGCTGCCAGGTTATTTACTGCTATTTTTTCAGCAGATAAACTTTTTTCAACAATTAAGTTACCAGGGATAACTTGATCAATAGTTGCCCAGGCTCCACCGTCCCAGAATCGTTCTTCCGCGTAGCCCTGGGCCGTATTCGTTAATGTTACCCGATCATTAGGTTGGTTTTGTGCAAACCCGGCGTTAGTTACTGCGTTGTTTGCGTGGGTATTGTTCCAGGTTGTCCCGGTAGTTGTTGCGTAAAAATGCTGGCTACCTCGAAGTCCGGGGTTTCCTTTGTCGCCAGGGATCACGCTTTCGGAAACTGGACCCCAGGCCCCGTGGCTCCAGCTGCTACCGTTGTGATTGTAGCGGGTAGAAGTCACCCAGGTTTTAACGCCCTGGACGTAAACAGAATCAACACTCCAGCCGGAAGGCGGCGTTTCGGTTGTACCGTTAAAGCTGCCCCCAGATGGTAAGCTGGGTTTACTTGCGCTGCTCTTATATATAAAGCTAGTGAAAGCCCCTTCGGGGCCGTCTGCTATATCGTATAAAGTAGCGGTGCCAATAGCTGTTCTAGCCATTAAATCCCCCTTAAGACGACGTTACAACACAAGAGTATTGATCACTTGAATTATCGGCAATATCCGACGCTGTAACCGCTATTGTTTTGGCTGTTTTACCTGCTAAGGTTGCGCCGTTCTTTTCCCATTGGTAAGTAAGGCCCGTTGTTATTTCGCTGCCGTCTGCCATATCGAAAACATAAGCTGTAAGCGTCTTGGTTGCTCCAGCATTGTTTTTAAATACAAAACCATTATTGTTCGATTTTATGTTTACAATGATTGCAGCTGCGCCCGTGTTGCCGTCCTGGATCCGAATAATACTTACAACATCAGCCCCACCGACTAACCCTTCAACTTTAATGCTCATTACGTCATTAGTGCCAAAGTTAGCTTTAGATATTACGATCTGGTCGTTGCCGCCGGATCCGTCAATATCAATGGTTTTTGCTTTGTTGGCTGTTGTGCCAATTGCTAAAGCTGTCCAGGTGTTATTACCATTAGTGGCATAGTAAGCCGATAAGGAACCGACGTTACCAGCTGCGCGAACCGGGATCACTATGTCGCCGTCTGTGCTGCTTCCGTTCTCGTCAAACTGGAAGGTTTGGCGTGAAGGTGTTAATTCAACAATAGCGCCGTTAGTACCTTCCACGGCTTTAGCCAGGGAGATAACCGCGTCAATCGTTGTAATGTTGCCCAGGTAGTTTTTAATTTCTACCGTTACGCTAAACGTACCAGATTTATTCGTCACTCCACCAGGCACCGTCGAAGCTGTAATAATTAGCTGGTTGCTCGTTGTTGTTTTGGTATGTGCCCAGCCGCTAGAATTAACCACCGTTACTTTGTACGTGTTATTTGCTGGTGTTGCTGCGCTGTCATACGTTGCGCGAGTGTCGCCAATATAAGCGAATATTTCACAACTAAACTTGCCACGCTCGCCGCTTGTCACTGTCCCGGCTGTATCAGCTGCGAAGGTGTGCGACTGGTTACTTAAAACCATACTTATAGGGTGTATTCCGTCTTTAATATCTGTGATTGATACTGCGCCAACTGCTGTTCTGGTCATTGCTTTTATTCCTTTATATGTTTGAGATTTCGCACGTTAAATTTAAGTTTTCTTCGTGGCTAACATCGTTAGGATCCACGTTGATAGTTTGGAAGTTTAGGCCGCCTGGATCTTCTCCATTCGCTGCGTATAAACTGCCGCCTGGTTTTATGTCTACATAGTCGCCAGAAGTATTTACATATACTTGTTGCCCACTACTAAGCCATTTGTATTTATATTGATCGTGTAGCCCGGATAAAACGCCGTTAAGTGCTACCTGGGCCGTAATTGCTTTCGTGGCTCCAGTGTTATTTTTAAAGGAAAAACCATTCGAGCTAACCAGCTGGACGCTAATATTTACGCCTTCCTCGCCCTGGTCGCCTTTTTCTCCTGGTTGCCCGTCTTCACCTTTATTTTTAAACCAGGTGTAATCGGCTGGGTTGTTGCTGGCTACTTTGGTTTCTTTGTTAGCTGCTACGCCCTGCCAGGCTTTCCCGGTTGGATCTTCGCTAATGTTCAAACCGTCCACGTTATCGGCCCAGCGGATCCAGGTGTAACGTGTTGCTAGTGGTGCGGCTGCTATCGTTATTTCTTTAGTTGCCGGATCCGTTCTGTAAAGTGCGTTTTGGCTGTAAACTTTTAACGTGTAAGTACCCTTTTGAATTGTCGTAATATCAAAAGTTGTATTAGGTGTTGAAGCACTAAAAATAATTGTGTTACCTAAGAACAACTGGACCAGGTAATCTTTTACCATTATGTCGTCTACGCCTTCCCAGGATAAATAACCCTGGCGAAGCTCGCTGTTTATGTCTTCGTGATAAGCCAGGGCCGTTGGTGGTTCTATGTCTGTCGGCTGGTTGAAATACGTGTCCGGTTCGTCCTGGGCGACTGTTGAAACGCTCCACGGGTAAATAGAATTTTGATGCTCTACCAAAACAAATTTTACGGTTGCTGGTGTTAGCTGATCCGCTTCCTGGATCCTAAAAGATTTTTTAATCCAGCCCCGGTGTGTGTCGGTAATGTCCACAATGTCGCCAGGCTCCAACATTAAAGCCGTGCTGTTTCCAACTAAAGTTACCTTAAGGTCCTGGCGGCTGCGGTACGCGACCAGCTGGGCCATTTGCATAGCTTCGGCTTTGTTGGTAATAGAATCAAAACTAAAGGACCTTTCCAGTAATTCGCCGTTGTCTTCTGCCAGCCAGTCGGTTGCTAATTGGCTGCCAGGAGCCGGGAATATTACTTCGTCCAATTCATAGGATAAAAGCGTATTAGCGAAGCGAACTATTACCCGGTTAAATCGTGATTTTTTACCACCAGCGCTGGAAGAAAGCCCCCCTATGATATTGTCCTGGTTAAATGAAAAAATGCTGCTGCCTTCGGTTTCGGCCTTTAGTCGGATCCGTCCGTTATCCAGGGGCATAATTGCGCGCATACCACTTAAAAAAGTTTTACAGTTATCTAAAACACTTTTGCCTGTATTGATCACGGCGTTAAATGTCATTTGTTTAGTGGTAATGGTTGTTGTTACTGGTTCCTCTCGCCACAAGCCTTCTTCTTCGCCGTCTACTACGTCTTCCCGGTATCGTGCTTTTACACTTGTAACGGTTTCTTCATAACCTACAACCGTGTCGCAAAAGTCGGCTGTGTCTTTAAATGATTGAATAACCATGCGGCCCGGCTTAATGCCTTTGCCGTATTTGGTCGAAGTTAAATAGTCGTAATAACAAACCGCTGGATTTTCAGAATAAGCAAAAGTCCCGGTGCGTGGATCCGTTACCTTTTTGCCTTTTATCTTGGCTTTAATGGTTGGCTCGCCTTGCCAAACGTTCTGATCTTTGTTCTGGGTTAACTTAACGTAGATATAGCAAAGGCCGCTTAATTTGTGCGCTGCTGTCCATATGTCCGGGAAGTGTTCGAGCATAGCCGGGCTTGCTGTCTGATTATCTTTGCCCAGGTGTCGTTCAATTGTTAGATACTTGCTCTTTTTCTTATGCTCTGAAATATCATTAAAAAATACTTCCTGGATCGCTTCTACTTCACCTTCGCAAAAAACGCATAAAATGTGTAAATGCTCGTTTTTAGCGCCCTTTCTGGTGTCGGAAGTGTTCTTAAATATCTTAATGGCTGGCACTTTACGGGTGCCATAAACTACCGGGATAGACTGATCGGTACCTTGCTTTTCAACTAATACCCCAGGCGCGTCTATATCTGGGTTTAACCAGTCGTTTAATTTTTCGTGTAACTTACTCGCTAATCCAAACGTTATAAACTTGTCTGTAAATTTAACTAGCTTCTTAAAGCTTGAGCCTATACCCACTTTTTAACGTCCCCACTTATATTCTTTTCCGGCTTCTGCTGCGAACTCTAAACCCCGATCATTTGGGAAAAATTTATGCTGGCTGCTGCTGGTTGTTCGTCTGCCAATAGTCTTTTTAAAGTCGGCCCATTCGCTCGCTATGGACAATTCAATCGCGTTTACTTTGTCGCTGGTCTTGTGGTTAAATTCAGTAATTAACCCGGTCCATATCGTTAGCGGTTCGTCGATTATCTCGCCTTCGTCGTCTAAGTAAATGCGCTGTATGGTTACGGTTCTATTAACCTGGCTGGCTCCTAACAAAAGACTTACCAGGGACGGATCCCCGGCTAACGTTATTTTAAAAGTGCCTACGGTTATGTCCGATTTCGTTTTGATATTATCAATATCTAAAAGCAGCCCGTTACCAAGGAAATTGCCGCCTGTTAAATCAAGGTCCCAAGCGTTATCGGTTACACGGAAAATACCCCCGACCAGATCAAGCGTTACCAGGTGGGCATATTCGTGGTTGCCTGTAATTGCTGCCAGGATCCCGGCTGAAAATACTTTCACTTAAAACACTTCCTCGCAGTCGAATTCAAACCTAGTTAATAGGCCGCCTTTCTTTGTGAATTTTTGAATATCACGGGAAAGGGCCACGGTAAATAAAACGTTTTTCGTGTTTACGTTTGTGTCGTTAGGTACTGCGTTTAATAAAGGTGCTGCCAGGGTTAAAGTTGCCTGGCCCGAAGCGTTGCTGTCTGCGTCGATTGCTACCTGGTAAACTTTGGAATGATTGGCGAAGCTGATAAAATCCCCAGCCATTACGGATCCCGGCTGATTAGCTGCCAGGCCGTCTACTGTTATGGTTTTGGTTCCAGCTGATAAAGCGCCATTAACCTTGGCAAATAACGCCACGCCCCGACTATCTGAATAGATAGGTAACTTAACCTGGAAAGGATTAAACCGACCTTCCAGGGAGCTAATAAAGCCGAATAAACCACGGCTTTTATTGTCGTCCATTGCTTCTGTTTTTAGTGTGAATTCCCAGCGGTGCCCAGGAAGCTTGCTTTTAATCTGCTTAAAAGATTGCGTTTCGTTCACAATAGTACGCGTCACTAATCGCGGCGTAATTGAAGAAAATTTTACATTATTAGGAAATACCAACACGGCTTAAAACTCCTTGCCTATTTCGTTTTGTGCGTCCTGGACCAATGAATAAATAAGGTCCCGGTTGTTTAAAATCATTTCGGCCCCGGTGCTGTCGTCTGGGGCTTGTATGGTTAAATTTACGTTAGCGTTGTTGGTGCTGTTACCAGTCTTTTTGCCCAGGAAGCCTTTAAGGTCTGCGTTAGTTCTGCTGTCTACTACTCGCTCGCCTTTATCAAGTAACCAGGTTCCTTCCCTTGGTACGTTGTCGATCCCGTCGTGGGCCATACCAGCCAGGGCGAATCCTTCCGATAAACCAACGGTTGCAGTAAGGCCAGCCATTGCCGGGGCTGAGTTAGAACCAAAGCTCATAAGCGACGCTAGGGCTGCGGGAACGGCGTAAGCGGTGCCTAATGCTGTGGCTGTTGCTACGCCCGTGGCTGTGCTGGTTGCTGCGCCACTAACGGCTATTGATTTTTCGATTGCTGCCAGGGCTAATTTTTTAACGCCAATTTGAACAAAGCCGCTGATCAGTTCTTTAATTACTGACTTGGTAATATTTCGCATTGCGTCGTTGAAGTTCTCGCCTTCTACCACGGCAGTTCCTACGGCATCACCGATCCCCTGGGCGAAGTTGTTAAACGTGCTTCCCCACATTGCATCAAAGTTGGTTGTACTGTCTGAAATATGCTGTTCTAAAGCTTCCCAGAACGGCAGCTGTGCTTCTTCCAGGGCCACGGTTGCGTCTGCCTGTTCTGCCAGTAACGTTAACTTTTCCCTTAGTAGATCATTAATGCCCTGTAACTTGCCGTGTTCTATCTCATAGTTAAGCTTTTGCACTTCGCTGGCATCACTTGAAAGCAGCGAAGTTTTAGCTAAGTTTTGCGCGTAGCTCTGGGCTGTAGTGGTTAATTCCTTGGCGCTTTTACTTGCTTCTTTGTCCAGGTCGATTAATTGCGCTTTTTTATCTGCTGCTTTTGCCAGGCGTAATAATTCGCTTTTCTGGGCTGGCTCCAGGTTTATATATTTACCGTTTTCTACTTCGTATTGTGCCCGTGCTAATTCGGTAGTTTGGCCCATTAAGGCTATTTGTTCCCGGTACCCAGCAGCACGATCATTAAAGGCTTTTAACTCTTTGTCTGTTTGCGGTGTTTCAGTAACGGCAGCTTTGGGCTTGGCTGCTTTGTCCGGCTCTCCCCCGGCTTCCAGGTGCCCTAACTGGGTAAGTAAGTTTTTCTGTAACTCCAGCTGTTTATTTAGCTCAATTACTGCCGTTTCTTTTGCTGCTTCGGCCTTGATTATTTTGTCGGCCCCAGCTTTGGTTTGCGTTGGTAATTCTACCCAGCGCTTAAGTTCTTTATCGTAATAACCTTTACTGGTATGGCCCAAGGTTAGGATCTGGTTGTTAAGGCTTTTAACTTCGTCTTGCTGGTTGGCTATGCTTTGGGCCAGGTCTATTTCTTTGGCTTTTAATTGCGCCAAAGTTAAGGTTTTAAAGCTTTCCCCTAGCTGGTCGATTTCGCCTTTTAATTCAGCCGCGGATCCGGCTGCGTCGTCTGAGCTACCAGAAAAAGTAAATAGAGAAAATGCGGCAATAGCCAGGATCCCAGGAAGTCCACCTAATGCGCCAACCAAACCAGTAGCCGCACGGCTAACCACGTTTAATCGGGTTGTTGCTGCTGTTAATTGGTTTCTGGCTGCTGTTAATCGAATTTCCGCTGCGGTAGCTTGTCCGGCTCCCAGGGCTGCGGCTCTTGCTGCTGTTGCTCGCTTAATTTCAGTTTGTGCCAGGATAATATCTGCCTGGGCTGCCTGGCGGCTTATAATTATATCTCTCGCGGTTGCTGCTGTTTTATTGTAAATAGCCCCGGTTGCCAGTCCAGCCGCCGTAACTAAACCAATTTGCATTACGGTAATAACTTCTTCTACGTGCTTACTTAAAAACTCTAAGCCTTCCGCTGTACCGTCAAGACCTGGCAGTAAAACCGAATTGATCGGCACTTCCAGGGCTTTTGCTAATAAGGTGTATTGGGTTTTAATATCAGCAAATTTGGCGTTTATATTGTCGCCCATTGCTGCGGCTTTGCCTTCGTATTGGCCCAGGGCTTTTACTAACATTGTGCCGAAAACTTCGGAAGTTAATTCCCCGTCGCCTATCATTTTTTTAAGACCAGCGCTGGTGTCGTGTCCGGCGATTTTAGCAACCTTAGCCATTAAGTCTGGTAAAGGTTCTGTTACTTGCCTAAAGTCTTCCATATTGACAACCCCGGCACCTAACGCCTGGCTTAGTCCATAGTAAACGCGGCCCAGGTCTTCGGCATTGGCACCATTGGCACTGGCGGCATTACTTAAGCCTTCAAGCATACTTCTAGCTGCTTCGTCGCTTACTATGTTTTCATTTACCAGGGTAGATAAGCGGCTGTAACCGTCGCCTAGTCCGGTAAGTTCTTTGTGGTGTCTTTTTGCCAGGTCAATTAACCAGGCTTCTTTATCTGCGTAATCTGCGGCATCAGCGGAAAGGCCCTGTAATCGGGTTCTAATATCCTGGAATTCTGCCAAGTTTCGAGTAAGTGAAGATCCGATCTGGAAGGCACCAAAACCCGCAGCCATACCAATAAGGGATCTGGTTACGGTTTGGGCCAACTTATTAGTAACTGCCATTTTGTTATTAGCATTATCGGCACTACTCGCAAATTGATTGTTACTTGTCGAAGCCCTTTTAGTGGATCCGCTAAGTTGATCTATTCCTTTGGCTGCGCCTTTTACGTCGCTATTAAATTTTCCAGTTTGAGCGTTAAATTTTACGCTAACATTGTAGTTACTCATTAAGTGGCCTTGTTAATCGTTTTGGCATAGGTAAGGCCCATTAGTCGTAGGCCGTCAAAATGTTTTTTAGTGTTGTCACGTTGGGCCAGATCCGCTTCGGCTTTTACCTGGGCCAAGTCCAGGCCCAGGCATTGCCCGTCGAATCTCCAGTTAAGAAGATCCGCGACTTCTCTAAACCACAATAAAATAGGCCAATTCATCGGTAAAACTTCGATAACTTCTGGCCTGGTGATCTCGTCGATTAATTCCTGGGGCGCGCCTAGCTTTTCCATTTCGCTAACCGTTTCCGCTTTGTTAGGTTGTGGCGTAGCCATTCCTTCGGCTACGTCTTTTAGTTTTTTGCTGGTGCCCCGCTTGCGGCTTCCATATAGCCACGAATAAGGCCAGTTCTAACGAAAGGTATATTTATCAGGGCTGTTAAGTTCTCCTGGTTATATTCCATTTCGTCGCCGTTCTCGTCGCCAATTCCACGCCAACCAGTAACCAGGTTTGTTAATAACGTTTGGTCGCCTTCGTTAGCCAGCTGGTTAAAAATGTCTTGCTCTTTTATTTCAAATTCAACCTGGCATTTGTGCTGGGTAGTTGTCCCGCCGTCTGCTGGTTGGTGAATTGTTACGGGCCAATAAACCCGGTTGTTTTTTAGTAATTTAAACATTAAATATTTGCCCCTATTTATTGCTATTCGAAGGTAAAGCTAACTTCGTCGTTACCCGCTTCCGAAGGTACTAAGATCAAGTTAACTTCAAGAGTTGCCACGCCGTTAGCGTCGCCATACTTAGGTGATTCCAGCTGCACGTTTGGAGCCGAAACTTTACAAATTGCGCCAGGTGTTGCGCCGTGCTGGATTTCGATTAAGCCTTGTTCTGCTGCCAGGATTGAAGCGAAATAATCTTTTTGCGCCAGGGTTGGTGCTTCGATAACTACCGAACCAGATCCGCTTCGGTCTGTTAGCATTACTTCATGGCTTGTTAGCGTTTCCACGTATTCAACGTTTTGTGCTACGTCCATTTCCAACTTATGCGGTTTAGCAGCATAGCCAAGCATTGAAAAGCCAGAAGTGCGGCCTTCGCCTGTTGGTGTTGGTTTCTTCCAAGCGCTCCAGTCTGGTGCTGGTGAAGTGCCAGTAACCGGGGCCACGTATAACGCCAGGAAGTTAAACGCCAGGTATGGGATCCCTTTGTCCATTTCCAATTTAACCGAACCACGGGCACCGTTAGCTTTGTGTAAGTTGCTGCCGATATAAAAGAAGAAGCTTGCGCTTTCTAATGCGCTGCTTGCCAGGTCGTAATCTACTTTAGTGGTTGCCGTGATCGTTTCAGCGAAGCCAGCTGCACGAAGTAAAGGACCAAACGCCGGGGCTGTGCCAGCTGTGCCGGATCCCTGTAATTCAACTTTAAAGCTAATTGAAATATGTTCGCCTGTAATTATTTTTGATTCTGCGCCCAGGTAAGGCTTAATTAATCCGCGCTCAATAGCGTTGGCTTCAAGTGGTAAGAATTCAACGTCTTTGGCTAAGATTGCGTTTGTACCTTCTAAGGCTTCGGTTGTGCCGTAAACGGATTCAATACCCGCTAATAGCGTTTTTTCTCTAAATTTAATCATTGTTAACTACCTTTTTGCTGCTGGTTTCTTTTAGGGTTTCTTCGCCTTTTTGCGTGGTCTTACTAACCAGCTGGGGCTTGCTTGTTGGCTTGGCTTTTAAATAGCTGCCGCCAGGTCTTTTGTTCATCATTGGGTTGCTTCCTCATAGGTTCGCGTTTTGAATTGGTCCAGCCAATAAATTAGGCCGCCGTCCATTACCAGTAATTCACCACCAGCCAATAAAATTGGATCGTGTTCTGTCGTCGGCTGCCAGCCATAAATAGCGTTTCTAACGGCTAACCTGGCGTTGTGTAAGTCTTCTTCGCTTCGCTCGCCTGTTGCGTCGTTACGGACGTTTAAAAGGATTAATACGCCGAAGGTTTTAGTTACTCGCTGGCACGTTGGCCCGGTATCTCTTAAGCTTTCTTCGTGGGCTTCTGCCATTGGGATAACGAAAGCTTGTTCCCTGGTGCTTCTAGTTGTCGCCTGGGCTGATTCCAGGCTTAAGGCAAAGGCCACGTTATGAAAGTGCTTTGCGCTATTAATCTTGTTTACAATCGCTTTAAACATTACCTAAAATTCCTTTGATGTAACCGCGCAAGGCGTTAGCTACTCGCTTTTCCTGGCGTGGGCCGTAACCTATAAACTGCCTGGCTGGTAATACGGATCCGTTAAGTGAAAACCAGCGACCACCAGCAAAAAAATTTAATTTACCACCAGGCTTCTTCGGCTTAATTACTGCCCCGTGTTGGTGGTATGGGGCGTAAGGTATATTGGTGCCGACTTCAACCGTATTTCCTTTAATCGTAAAAGTTATTGAGCGTTGAAGTGCCCCGGTCTTTCTTAGTGGCTGCCCCTGGCGAAGTTTCAATTTTTCCCAGGCTTTGCCCTGGGGATCTACGCCGCGTTTAAATCCCATTTGTATATCAGAAACAATGGCCCGGCCTATGGCTTCAAGTGCTGGCCTGGCTGCGTCACTGTCTACCGAATTAAGGCGATCAAATAACTTTAAAACCGCTTCATTTTCCAGGGATATAGCCATTAAAATTCGCTTAAAGTGTCTGCCGTAAAGATCCGGTTTGCTCTTGTTTTCGTTACAACCGCTTTGGCTTCTGATAACCCAGAAGCTTTTTCTTCGCCCAGGTGTATATCGCCTTTAGCCGCTGCCTTTAAAAATTCTATTGCTTCTTCGTGTCGCTTTTCGGCCTGGTCTGTTGGCCTGTCGTCCATTAAAAAATAACGGGAAAGATCGCAACAACGACGAACCAGGGCCACGGGTTTAGGATCCACCAGGTTTTTAAGCACTCCACTTAAATAGGTGTCAATTTCTGCCGTGGCATCGGTTAGGGCTGCGTTTACTTTCGTTAAATCGTATTCGCTAGGATCCTGGTCGTTAGGGGCAAGAACGATAAGCTCCTGTTTCCCTACTCGACTTTCCAGGTCTGCCGCTGTTGCGTAAGTCATTTCCCAATTACTCCAGGATTAATTCGATTAATTCGGCTTTTGTCGCCTTGCTTGGGTATGCTCTGCCGCCTTTGTCCAGGATTGCTTTAAGCTCTTTTGCGCTTAAGGTGTCCAGGTCTACGCCTTCGCCTTCGCCTTCGCCTTCGCTGCCTTCTTCGCCCGTGATAATTTCCGGCTCTGCGACAACTAACGGTTCTTCGATTAATGGCTGGTCCATTTCTGCTACGGCTCCAGCTGCTAAAAGGTCTTGTGCGTTTTGTTCGTCAAGTGCTACGGTTTTGTGGTGCAAAGTGCCCATTGTGCGTACTGGCATTAAGCAGAGATATAATTTTTTATCGTTCATGTTCGCCCCTAAAATTAGGTCTGAAAGTTAGTTAAAAAAAAGGGCCAGGCTATCCCGGCCCCATTCGTTTTGGTGCTATCGGTTAGATAACGCCTTTTAAGAAATAACCCGCTTCTTTAGCTAGGATAATTTCTTTTACTGATTCACCAACACGTACACGGCGACCACCACGTAAGCCGATATTCTCGTCTTCTGAGTCACCAGCTACTTTGCTGCCCCATTCGGCAGTAATACCAAAAGTAACGTCGTCTTTAACTTGTGCAATTGGGTTGATGTAAAGTAACGCTGCGCCGCCAGTCCAAAGCTTGCTTAAGCTCATTGCTTGGCCTTTGTTCGCTGTGTTGTGCTTCGCAGAACCAACAATAATTTGCTCTAAACCAAGCTGTAAACGTACCCATTCAAGAGGGACTAAGCCGTCGTCGCCTAAAGTACCGTTAAACGATTTAACTACCGACGGGTTGCGACGTAGTTCTAAAGCTTCCTGGCGTGATAAAACCATAACGTTTGGCGCTACCATTGGCGTTTCGATTGCGTCTGCAATTTGTACCAGTGGTTTAGCTGTCGAAGCTGTCCACTTGTCATCAGCTGCCAGCGTTTCTTTATGCGTGTAATTGCTGTCGGTCATGATCAAGTCAGAAACACGTTTTTCACGGTCTAACAAAATCAATTCTGTTAACTTCGACGTTGCACGGTTTAACGGGTTAAATGATGGGTGCCCAGCTGCCGCGTCAATATCATGCTGTGGGATCTCGTCGTCTAAACCGTAATCATTTACAAAGCCGCTTTTTTCTTCTGCGCCAAATTCAACGGTATTAGGGCGACCTTTACGGCCTACTGCTGTGTTTGGAATAGTGAAAGAATCAGCTACGTTAAATTCGGTATAACGAAATTCACGGCTCATTACTGGAGCGCGTGGCATAACTAGATCCGCAACAAATTGCTTATTGCTGTAACCCAGGGCGATTGCTGTTAAAACAGAATTCTGTTTAAAAGGTGTGTTCATGTTCTAAGCTCCTAGTGCTTGTTAATTTCAATGCTGATAACGTCACCAGCTGCCGACGCTGCCGTAAGTGCAAAACCTACTACGTTGTCCGTTGCGGTAGTTGTTGCTTTTGCTTTGCCGTCTGCGTCCGTTGTAATACGTGCGCCTTTGCCAATAGCTGCCGAAGCTTCAACTTCTACAATGCCCTGGAAAATTACGTCTACTGCTCGACCTGCTTCAATGTCTGCGGCATCGTCTGAAACGCCCATTAAGCGGTCTGCTACATCAGAAGAAAGCGCTACTGCGTTGTCTGCTGCGTCAAGTTTTACAATTCGACGCTTTGGAATAGCGCCGGACGCTGTAAACGTCTTGGTTAGTTGTTGGTTTCGCATTTTTTGCTACTCCGTTGGGTTATGAATTATTTTTGCTTGCAATAACGTGTTGTACTGCTGCGTCGATTGTGATTACTCGGCCTTCTTTGGCTTCGTTCTCTTGGAAGTCTTGGGCTTCTTTAGCTAACTGCTGCGAAGTGATTTCTTCCGGCTCGTTGCCTTCGTTGTTGCTGTGTTCGTTAAAGTCCACTTGATTAGGGAAAGTACCTAAGAAAGCAGCGAAAGCGTCTGGGCCAGTTTTTGAAACTGTCGCGTCACCTTCTGCGAACTCTACTGCTACGTCGTTGCCTTCCAGCATTTCCATAAATGAAGCTACTTGCGCTTCCTGGGCTGGTAAGATTTTGCCGTCAGTGATCAAGCCAGTAATAACCGCTTTACGGGCTGCTGCTTTTAGCTTGTTTTCACGGTTAGAAATTTCTTCTTCACGCTCTGAAAAATCGGTATTCTTTTGCTTTAATGCTGCATTTTCCGCTTGCATTGCTGCGATTTCTTCTTTGTTCATGGGGCCGTTTCCTTCTGAGTAATTAGGCTGGTTATGTGCTTGGTCTATGCGGCGTTGCGCCCCACGTTCTAAACCTTCAATGGCATAGCTTGGGATCACTTCGTCGGCATCTTCTTTACTAAATTTATCTATAATAAATTCGCGTAGTTTTCGGAAGATCCCGGCTGAGTCCTGGGCTTGCCAAGCTGCGTCTATGTCTTCTTCAAATTCGATTAATACGTCTTCGCCGTTGCCAGTCTTAAACATTTCCTGGCCTTCGCTAAACTCCAGGGCTTGAAGTCCTTTTATTGCTGGTGGCTGGGCACCTAAAAAACCAACGTGGCGCAAGTAGTAATTGCCTGGGTTTGGATTGTTAGGGCTGTCCGGGCTGTAGAAGCTGGCAGATACTTTTTTAAAGCTGCCGTTTTTAACTGCTTCCGCGAAGTCGTCATTAAGCTGGTGCGGTATTGCGTGGATCCCGTCTGCTTCGGAAAACTCTAAACCTTTAACCCAGCCAAAAGCCGGGCCATTGTCTTTCGGGTGTCCGATAACTATTGGGGCTTCGTGGTTCTCTGGATCGTAACCGTCCACCATAGCTTTTAGGCTATCTTCGCTAAAATCTAAAGTGGCTCCACCAGCGCTGGTATGCGTTCCTGGTTTAAATATATGTACTCGTTTCATGCTAGGGCGTTCCTTATGCGTTCTATGGCATATAAAAACGAATTTTGGGATCTTTTATTAGGTGTGTTTTTGCACTTGCTTAAAATGGCTGTGAAGGGCTTTAAATTTTGGGCATAAAAAAAGGCCCGTTAGGACCTATTTAATTTTAGTTTTACGCCGTTTGGCTGAATTTGATTTAAGAATTGTTCGACAAGGTTTGCTACAAGTCGCGGTCCTTTTTGCTATCCAGCCAGGCAAAGTAAAAAGCTCCTTACAAACAACACAATTTTTAGTTATGTTCTTCTGCTTGCCTTCGCCCATACATTTTCTTGAACAGTAGTTCTTTTTATTTCGCTTGGTATGACAATTATTTTTAATAAATGCCTTGTTGCAATTACTACATTCAACCGTTGAAGCCGGGTTCTGTTTTGCAGAATTACTTTGCGCCTGGATTAGTTTTTCTTTTAAATTATCATCTCCATACTTTGCCACAAAATCGAAAAGCTCTGCGCTTCGGTGATTGATAGAATATATGCTTACATGGTCGCTTATACTCTTGTCTATAATGCGTTCGTACTCTTGCCATTTATCCTTAATAAACTCGGCTTTTGTTTTGGTTACTTCACCTTTTGCGTTTACCTTTACTCTGGGATCCATTCCTTTTTCGTTAACCAGGTGAAAGTTATCTTTCCCCTGGGCCACTTTAAGCGCTCGGTAATTATCACCAATAAGGCCCACGCCTACTGGAATGTTAAATTTTACTTTGTACTCCCTGGCCGTTATCCCGTGGACCATGTAAACATGATTACCAAGTGCGCGGAAAAACTTACCGCAAATTAAACATTCTATTTTTTCACCAGTTAAGTAAGTGGCTACCTTTTCCCTGGCTCGTTCCTTATAATCTGATTTTGAGATCCGCAAGTCTGGATCCAGTGGTGTAATGCCGTCTGGTGTTTTTATTCTGATTGGTGCCATGCTGCCCCCATTCCTAAAACTAGAAACATAAAAATACAACCAGCGGTAAACGATATTAGCAACGGATCCCCTGGTACCATTTCAATTAGTTCATACATTGGAAAGCCCCTTCTTTTTCTTCTGTTATGGTTAGTTTGTTAACCAGGTGCGCGGTGTCCATTTCCTTTATATCTTCTACGATCCTGGCTACCCGGTTTAACTCGTTTAAGCATTTAGTAAAGTTTGAGTTATCTACGTCGTTGATCACGGCTGCCACGTTAGCTGGGCGGCCTTTTACCAGGTGATATTTAAGCGCTGCTATCTTGTTTTCGCTTTTAATGCTGGTAAGGCTTAAAAGCTTGTCTATGCGCTTTTCGCTTTCCATTCCGGCTAGTAATGTTTTCATAATTCCTCTATCAACAATTCATAATTGTATTGCGTTGTTTGGTTTTGCTTTTCTGGATCCGCTGTAGCCTGTCCGTCATTGCCTGGGCCTTTTCGTTGCTGCCTTGTTTCGCGGCTGCTACTTGCTCGGCCCTGGTCTTGATCTTGTCCCGGTACTTCTTCGCCAGTTCGTGTAAATACGTGTTAGCTTCCCTGCGCTCTTGCTGGCTTCCTTTGCCGTATAATCCTTCGTAATGCTCGCTAACGTCGTGCTTAAGGTGGTCTGGGATAACTGCCATTCGTAACTTAATGAATGTTCCGTCCGTGTTATCCCTGCCCCGGTAGTGATACCTAATAGGCCCCTTTTTTTTACGCATTTATTACCCCACGTAATATTTATTTCTGGTACCGCAGCCCAGGCAGTTTGGTTCGCTGGTATACATTACGAAGCTACACTGGCAAGGGTTAGATTCTTTAATGCGGTGGTTGCTATACATTCCTTTAAAGTCCGGGTTACGTCGCTGTCCGTAGCTATAACCAAGCGTCCATACGCTGCTTAAAAAGTTGCCGTATTCTTCGTTTTTATTAGCAGCATTTTTAAAGTTGTCGTACTTCATTTCGTCGATTTGCTGAGTAAGTAAACGGTTAAACTTTTCTTTACTGATAACTAAGCGCCACGGGTAATCGCCGCCTTCAACCTGGTAAATGGTGCTTAGGTCTTCGGTAAGCTGGTTAAGGTGAGATTTAACACGGGCACGAACCATTAATAATTCGTTGTCGTCACGGTGTGCTACTGCGCTGATAAAACCTGCTGTTGTCATGATCCACATAATATTTTTATCCTTTGGTTTGGTTGTTTTGTTTGTTTTGTTGTTCGTAAAGGTTGGCGGCGTATTCTTCCGCTTCCAGGGTTGTAAGCTCGTAAGCTTCGTTTTCCGCTTCTTCTTCTAAGCGGTCTTGCTCTGCCTGGATCTCTGCTTCTTCTTGCTCAAGTTCCCGGCTTAGCTCGTCTTCATGGTCCTTGGGGTTGAATATCTCCCCGAAGCCGAATGGTTGATTGTGTGCTTCAAACATTGTTATTAATCTCCTTTAGTAACCAGGCTTTTTGCTGGCCTATGCCCAGCCCTTTTAATGGAAGTTCAAGGGCTGCCGCTTCTACCAGCTGCGCGGCCTTCGCGTATTTTTTACCAGCCAGGCAAATAATTTTTACCGGACCTTTGATTAAATTTTTAAGCTGCTGCCCGGTAGCTGCTGCCCAGGTGCGTAATTCCTGGGCCGTCATATCGTTTAAGGTAACGTCGTAAGGCCCCACGTTGTCGCTGTGCTTCATCAGTCCATGAAGGGCACTTAATACGAATATTTCTGATTGCTTCGCGCCGCAGCTGGTGGCGTACTGGACAGACTTTTTAAACAAGTCGCCTTTGTAAAGATCCAGTGCCGTTGTTGCTTTGTGGTGCTTCTGGGCCGAACAGCCCACTAAATAAATTGTTTTCATAATTACGCTTCCTTGTTGTAAGTGTTGTAAAAGTCAAAAGCTCGCTGGGTTGGCTTGAACTGGTAGCCCTTAACGTGTTTTATTTTGTGGCGCGTCACGTAACCAGTGCTGGCTAATACTGCGTGGGCTTCTCTCATTTCTTTGGCGAACATTCCCGAAGTCATACCGTCGAAGCGGTCCGGTAACATATTCATATAATGTGAAATATGGCCCGGTGCTGGGTGACAATGTAAAAATATTAAAAGGTGCCTAAGAGATAATCGCTGGCCTTTGTAATCAATCATGATCAGCCCCTATCGTTGGTTGTAAGTAATTAGCCATTTAGACTTATTAATAAACTGTCTTGCCATTTCGTTTGAACCGTGGGCGATTGCTTCCTGGGCATCAGATAAAATGCTCATTGCTGCCAGGTTCATTGCTTTGTCATTGCTTCCAACGTGCATATTCATCTTTACTAAAAATTCTAAATCGGCGCACATTTCGGCTTCTGTTTGCCCGTACATTTCGACCTGATTTTTTAGGACTTCCGGCGTTAACTCTCTTGTTGTTCTTGGTGATAATATTGTCATGGTGATTACTCCAGTAAGCGGGGCCGAAGCCCCTATAAATTAGTCGATTAACGAAAGAAACTGGCTTGCTTCTTCTGCGTTTAAATTGTCTAAAGCGGCATCTTTGGCAGCGTAGTAAAGATCAGCAAAAAACTTGCTGCTTCTGTGTTCGCCTTGGCTGTGGAATTTATGGCATAAAGCGTTTAGCCCTATAACCGTAGAAACTGCGCCGCTAACTTTGCCGTTAACTTCCTGGGTGAATTGTGCGCCTTGGTTAGTTAAAACCTTGTCGCCGTCTAAAAAGGTAGTGGTGATTTGTAAGCCGTTTTCAGTCTTCTTGGCTCTAATGTTCCAGCAGCCGCCGTTGTAATCTTCTGCGGTGTGGTCCATTGCTGAGTAAATAGCGCCTTCGATAATCATTGCGATCTGCCCTGGTAAGGCTGAGTAAAGGCTTCTAGCTGTTGCTTGTAAGTTTTTCATAGGTGGTTAGTCCCGTTTGGTTGTTGTTTGCTTGTTTACGGGTTCCACTATAGGGATCAAATAATCCCTTGTCAAATTATTTTATTCCGTTTTGGTTACTTTACTAACCTAAAATGTGTGTAAATGTTCCACAATGGGCGTTTTAACTGGGATCTGTTAAATAAAAAGTTTTCTTAGCGGGATTTTATCTGGTAGTCTTGTTTCGAAGTGTAATTCCGTACTTCTCCTTGCTTTTGACCGCCAGGCTGCAACCAGGCGGTTTTTTTTCGTCTAAATTAAAGTCATTTCGCCAGGTATGGTTTTGTCTAAGCGTTGTAACTCTCTTTCTTCTTCTATGGTTCGCCCTACCTTTTTTAAATATTCCTCAAAGTTAGCCAGGGACTTTAACACCGCTGGATCTGTCGGATTTGTTAAATATACGTCGTGAAATTCGTTAGCAAAAAGAAAAACGCTTGTGCCGTCCTTTTGATTTACTACGCTAACTTCTTCGTCTATGACTCTGGTGTCTGGGTAGCCTGGCCCATAAGGATCCGTGTAATTTGGTGAAACCCAGTAAAAACCACCTTCTTTAATTCGATATAAAAACACGACGGCCCTGTAAATTATTTCCGGCTCTAGTTTGCCCATTAGCATAACTTCGCCCCCTATGCCGCTTAAGGGTCCACCGTATAAGTTTAAATATTTATCTTTCATCTTTGCCCCATTTATAAATTAGCTGCTTGTATAACGTCCTCAAGCTCTCTGCCGTCCGGCCATTTATTGTAATTCCTATCACGTAACCATTGGATTATTTCTAGCCTGTCGGTTTCATTTACAACGACAATTTTTTCCAGGTCGTCAAATAAACTTAAGCCGTCCTTAAATATAGTTTCGTCCCTATCTCGGCCAGCGTGGTTCGCCCATACTTCCGGCGTTTCGGCTCTCTGTTGTAAATAATTTTCTTTTTGTGAACCGAAGTGATCTGTGTTGTAACTTACGCGGTCCATTCGTTTCATGTGTTTATGCGGCTTAAAGTATAACCCGGCAGCGTTAAGCCCGTTATAATTTTTGCTTTTGCGGCTCTTGATCCTGGTAAAAATAAACCCGGCCCCGCCGCCTTTATAATCGGTGTCTAATGCCTGGTCAGACTCTAAAATCCCCCTACGGTGCCTTTCAAGTAAGCTAATAAGCGTTCCACCACCGTCGAAAATAATTTTAAGCTGCTCCATCATAACTTGGCTGTTATGCGTCCCGCCTTTATCTAGGGTTCCTATAGCGTGGTAAAGTACATGATCTTTAGCCCATTTATCATACTCTGGGGTGTCTAGATCCGTCCGTATTAAAACATTTCTTCCATGCCCAAAAGCTTGCGTAGCTTCCTTGGTCGCCCAGCCAGGTCTTTTCGATATGTCGTAACCTACATCGTCATTGATAAATTTTAACTTAGCTACTTGTCGTTCTTTTACGTCGTCAATCTTATTTAATGCTATAAAGTCGTCGTGCTTACTCTGTTTTAAATGTGCCCAGCGACGATAAGCCGTCTGGTCTAAAAATAGTTCGGTCCTTACTGCCTTGGTCGTCCTAACATTAGGGATCCCCATTGCCTTTATTTGGTCCAGGGTTTTATTTAATGCGGCCAGTCCTGATCCTTCTACTTCTATTTCAACATACCCATTATTATATAAATAACTTTCATCGTTAAACATTCTTATCTTTACGCCGTCTTCCGGGTTCGCTGCTAAATGTCGCCCCCCGTTTGTGTGGTGACGCTTAGAAGGATCAACCGTTATTTTTGATTTGTGGGTATTCATAGCCTTGTATTCATAACCATTTTTTTGCACGTAACTAAGGCCCTTCACAATACCTTCGACTAACTTACTAAATATCATATCTGGCAAGTCGTTGGTGTCCATCATAAAGGACCAGGGTGTAGCTGGCTTGCCTACACTCATGGTTTGATACATTCGCTTTAGCTCGACTTTCCAGTCTTCTAGCTTTGTTAATAGTTCGGGGGTTATATTCCCTTTTTCTTTCGCTTTTTTTATAACGTTTGTTATTTCAATAAGAGCATGATTAACCCTTTGAACATCGACTAATCTAAAATCGTTTCCATCACGGACCAGCGCACCAATACCACGCCCCGCGACGGTGATTTTATCTTTTAAATCAGCTAAAGCTATGTCCGGGCCTTCTTTTCCTGATACGTTGCTTTCTACTTGTTTCTGGCCTTTATCCGTAACCTTAAAAATTGCTACTGTAACTTCCTTTCCTTTTTCGTTGGTATAAGTTGAAAATCTAACGTTATGGTCTTCTATTAAATCGTCGTCTATGCTTATGCTATGCCCGTTTACTCTTGCTTCTTCCATGCTTTTTACGTCTGCAAGGGTAGCGCCTTTCGGTTTTTCCACAATAGGGGCTACTTTTACTTCCAGGGCTTCCGGGTAAAGTTTCGCTAAATGTTCGCGCCTGGCCTTCATGGTCGCTTTAAGTGCTAACGCGTCAAACGGATCCCTTGGCCCGTGTGTATCTATTAGATCGTCGATCTGTTCATCAGTAATTCGAAGGACTTTTTTAACGCCGATTATTAGCTGATCATGTGTACCATTTTTAAATACGCTGGCCGATTGATAATTCAATCCGTGATCCAGGAAGGTTTCAAGTTCTATTACTTTATCGTTAAATTGGTTAGGCCCTTTTAATGTGCCCATTGCTCTATATCTTAAAGCGCCCCCTGGGTCCATTCTCACGGCTCTATTATTTACAATGACTAAGTTATCATAGTTAAGGCCCACTACGTCCCAGTTTGATAGCCACGCGTCAACGGCGAAATTTTCGTGGATATTATCTACCAGGTTGCCAGTTAATTTGGCTTGGCTCTCGCTTATTCCTTCGATAACTTCACTAGCTACAAAGTGCTGTCCATCTTTAGGCATATAATGATATTTAGGCGCTTCGACTCCAGCCGACTCGTAAAGCCTGGACGCTAATACTTCGTTTCGTGCTATATCTTCGGTTTTCAGCGTTTTAATGTAGTAACTTTTTCCAGTCGTGGTGTCTTTATAAAATGCGCCTGGGTTGCCCCCTGCTGATTTATCCTTATACCAAACCATGTTATCCATATCTAATGGCCCGTCTATAACTACGTCGGGCTGTTTAACTCCGTCCAGGGCATCTTTTAGCTGTTGTTCTAGCTCGGTAGCCGTATATAACGCCGCGTTTTTCTCGTCCTGGGCTTTGGTTATAGCTGCTTTTATTTCGCCTTGTTCCTGGTCCGTTAATTGGTCGAAGATTTCTTTTTGTTTAGGCGTTGGGATCTGTCCAGCAATCGCCTTCTTTTTATAGCCGTTAATGTGTTTCGATTTTTCCTTAAGCGCTTGTTTTTCATTTGCCAATTTCTCCACTTCTGCCAGTAAGCTTTTAGCGTCCTGGGAAGTCGTGGCCGTCTTTTTCTAGCTTGGTAAAGATTGCCTTTTTAATACTGGCTTGCT